GATTCGTAGCTCTCAACCCTAGCGAGAGGCCAAAAGGCAACGAGGTCATCTCCACAAATGGAGAAAGATTTGTCCGCCATGAGCGCTTGGAAAGAAGCCTTCTGTTTCGAATATCCGACCCAGCAGAGCTGGACGAGATTCAGGATCGACCAAGTCGTGGGGAGTCCCATAAGGATCCCTGACGAGGTTAACGCTGAGCGTCCCAGGTCTTGCCAGATCACGTGCTGTGGCCCAGTTATCATCCTAAAGACCTCCGCATCCGATGATGGAATTAGAGGTCGTCCTTCGCTCACTTTGAAGGAACATAGGGACTCGACAACTGCGCTCACGAGATCGTGTGGAATGAGGTCAGAAGCGCTAGTTAAGTCAGCCGAGAGGACACCCTCACCCTGGGTGTATCGGTGATCGAAAATCCTAATGATGGATTTCTCATGATCGCCCCGGATTGCATCTGCGAGCTGAGGGATCTTCCTTAAACCGGAAAATATGAATTTCCGTAAGAAGTGTCCCAAAGCAACCAGAACTCCCCGGCTCTTAGTGACTATTCTAGCCTTGAACCCCCTTTCACGGATAGCTACCGCAGAGGCTTCGGTTAGTTCTCGAGGGTTTCTCGCAAGATCGTCTCTGAACTTAGTCAAAAGAGACTGGCGTAACGAAGCTGTTGCGAGCATGGTCATTCTGCCCTTCATGTTGGCAATCTCAGGGAATTCCCCGAGAACGTCAAGCATGTCCGCCGCGCTGCGATCTTGATCGTCGATAAATCGACCAAGTCCGCCCTGCGCACGAGAATACTCCATGCAAGCCCCGCCAGAGTGGGGTATGTCAAAGGGTCCATAAGGAACGTCTGCTAACTTGTAACGACAGAAGTCGGTCACAAACTCGCGGACATACTTAAGGAAATCCTCCGGACATTCCCTCTCGGCCGTCAAGGCTTCATAGTGCCCAATCAGAGACTTTCTCACGACATTAGGCGTAGGTTCAGGAAGCGAACGTCCAAGATAGGACAGCTGCACCCGAGCCTTCCGTTGCAAAAGGCGCTGGTTCGCACCTCTAGCCAACCGCATGAGGAAATTAGTCTTAGACAGGCGTTTAGGACTAGACCCCATCGTTGTGCGAAGAGATGAACTGGCATCCTTCAGAACCTTTGTCGCGTGAGAATAACCCGACAGAACTACAGTGGTGAAGAGCCAAGTGAGCATGGTGTCGATTGCTGTTTTAGCGCTCCATTCCTTCGTTGTACGAAGTGGTGGTGGGCTAAATTCAAGACACGCACCAGATGCAAGCAATGCTGTGTGAAGGCAAGTCCAGAGGTCCTGCATACGTTGCAGTAACTCCTTCCTCTTCTTCGCCGGCTTCTTGCAGAAAATGATTGAACTCTGCTCAAAAGACTCTCTGATCTTCTTCCCAATGACTAGGAATGAACCCAGACACCGGGTGGTACTTTTACCATTGGCCACATTCCGAACGAATGTCGGCCGCTGGAGGGCGGTCCCACCGAGACTAGTCAGAAATACGTGTGAGATAGGTATCTTACACTTCTGTTTCATCTGCTTAAGG